GCCGCCAGACCCACAAGCTGCGCCTGCATCTCCCACGCCTCCGCCCGCCACCCACTTCACGCAGTGATCGGTCGTCGGGTCCGCACCCGCTGCCTTGGTGATGATTAGGGACGCTGGGGAACTGCCGAAGAAACTGACTGGACTGTTGACGTATCCTGTCCATACGGCAGTAACGGTCCCACCACCAGTGAAGGTGGTAACGAAGTTGATGCGAACGTAGTTTACAGTGAAGTTCGCTGGGCCGGCTGTACCGTTGGAGGAGCAATCCTGTGCAGCGATGATGTCACCTACACTCCACGTCACACCATCGACAGAAGAGTCAACCCGCACAGAACAGGCAGTTACCGTCCCGGACTTTGTCCAGGTGAGCTTGTGCCAGGAGATGGCGGAGCCAATCAGTTTCACTCCGCTGTCGGCGCCGATGGCAGAGGCGGCGTAAGACCTCAACCCAGAGTACACAACAGTCTGCGCCTGCAATGGGAGCAGGGCGGCCAACAGCAGCGTAGCTAGGAGCGCCAGCTTTTTCATAGCAAGTAAATCCTCACTTCGCCAGAATCGCAGGTTGGAACAACCAACCCATCAACCCAGCCAATTTTGCCGCTCCGCTCGGCGGACAAGTCGGACTTGCCGTTGCCGTCCCAAACTTTACGGCCCTGCCGGTCCTGGACAGCACAAACGTGGGTCTCGACAGTGTAGCCGACAAACTCAATGTGTTCGACCTTGACCATGTGGGTGAAGATTGGCGTTGTACCGGCTTCGGCTGCAGGGACCGCAATTACTCGACCAGTCGCTTGGATTGCCATTATTGTATACCTCCTAGGTATGATGCGGCGTTGATGTTCATGTTGTAAACACCTATGTTTTCTTACAAAAGATGACTTTCACAAATGCAGGACGGTTGTCAAACTGCTCGCCTGTGAAAGTCTCTGCCGGAACGGTATGCGTGTGCGTCGGCAAGGCCGAGCCAGTAAACGTCGGTGCAGGATGCGTATGTGCCTGCGCCGCGGCGTTGCTTGAACTCGTACCGATCTTCACCGCCGCCGTTGCTGTCCCTGCAATAGCGCTTACAGCCCCCACTGGCGTCCCAGCACCCGTCGGGCCGGTAGTGGTGGTGCTATTAGTCCCTTGCGGAGTGATACTGTTCGTCCCACCTGCTCCACCGATGTCGGAGTTCGCTGCAACGGTTCCTAGGAGGAACTTGCCGTTGAGTGAAACCTCTTCCGTCCATCCCGACCCTAAAGTAGCAGAGCAAGTTCCCGAAACGATAAGGACGACTGCACCGGGTGAAAGCCCTGGGCCTGGAGGGCCTTGCGCTCCTGTATCTCCTTTATCACCCTTAGCTCCAGTGTCGCCCTGCGGCCCTTGAATACCTTGTGGTCCCTGATCGCCGGTATCGCCTTTCGCTCCCGCCGGTCCTACATCCCCAGTATCACCCTTTGCCCCCTGCGGACCAGTATCTCCCGTATCGCCTTTGGGGCCGACAGCACCATCGTTTCCAGGAGGTCCTTGTGGGCCGGTGTTGCCCTGCAAGCCCTGGGCGCCGGTATCTCCCGTATCTCCCTTAACCCCCTGCGGGCCGGTATCCCCTACATCACCTTTGTCGCCCTTCGGGCCTGCTGGTCCTACATCGCCAGTATCTCCCTTCGGACCCTGAGGCCCAGGTGGCCCGCCTGCGCCCTGCTTCTTCCAGACACCAGGCTCCTCGCCATGCTTCTCACAGGTGTAGAAGTCTCCGTTAGAATCGTCAATAGCAACGTAGTTCGGGAAACACACACCCGTCGGCACGCCGCTGAAATTGAACGCAACAGCAGGCCCGCGGTGTAGCGGCTGCGCAGCCGCGCTGGCGGCAAAGAGCATCGCTGCTAAAAGATAAATAGTACCAGCGGAACTTCGCCAATTGTAGACCTTAACGAAATGGTTGTTTCTGTCCATGCGTCTGTGCCGTCGTAGATTTCTGTGGCTATCTCCCTCCGCGCGACGAAATACCCAGCCGGCAGCCTTCCCAGGTTATGGGTTACGGAGAAGTTGGTGTCCGGCGCGAACGGCGTAGTAACATCAGCCCAAACCCCGTCAATGTTATCCGAGTTGGTGCCATCTCCGAAAGAGATTCTCCCGTTGACAATGCCAACAAGTTGTTCATAGCCCAGTCGGATAATCCGGCAAAGCTCACCAAGCCACGACTCCGTCAAAGACGGCTTCCGAAACTCCAGCGTTGGCTTTGCCCTAGGCATCAAGCATTCCTATGCTCCCCGGAAACATCGTAGACCGGGGTGAATTCTGCGAAGCTTGACGGCGAGTTTGCGTCGCCGTCAAGACGCCAATCAAGAAACATCCCGGAAAGGCTGACTGGCACGGTGCGTACCACTGGGTCGCCAGACCCAGTCCCAGCAAACGAAACGGATTCCGTATGCACCTGGCCGCGTTCGTTGCGGAACCTCACAGTGAAACTCAACGGCCCAAGGTCGTAGAAGACAATCCGGAACTTCTTGACAGTCTTGCCGTGGCGAGTGTCGTTCATCGCAAGACGGCCGCTTTGGATGAACCAGGGCGACTCAGAATAACCGGTGAAATCGACAAGACCGGGGGTTCCGTCGGAGAAGCCAACGAGCATCGAATCCATCCCGCCGTTGACTGGCAGACCAGCAGGAGTCCAGTTTTGGTCAGCAATCGTGCCGACAAGGTCGCAGATGCGGATAGCATGGAAGTCGGAGAACGTAGATACCAAGTCAACCGCCTTATCGTAGGCGAAGCGTGTCCAGCTTCCCTCCTCGATGTTGTAAACCCAGACGGAGCCACCGCCGGGAATCACCAGCCAGTAGGCGTTGAAGGCATTGCCGGAGATGCTGGAAGAAACAAAGCCATAGACCTTGTCCAGGTCAGCGACTTTTAGCTCAGCAAATATCCGCTTCCTCGCGCCCAGGCGGGCGGCGCCAGCAATCCCATACTCGCTTGTTATCGCCCGGCTGCCTATGGGCACGCTATTAGTGCCGTCAAACATATAAATGTCGTCTTTGCCGACATAGAACGCAGCCTGCTCGCCGAAGACTGCCAGGGAATATGGTGCGGTGTTGCCTCGATTGTTCTGGGTAATCGCCCTGAAGTCAAACGGGCGCAGCGCAACACCAGTCGGAACAATTTGAACAATGCCACGCCAGTGGAACTGGTAGCCAATCTGGGAGATTCGGCACAGGCCAGTTATTGGGCCGAGATCACCAAGTTCATCGTGGACTCCTGCGGAGTATGATGTCCAATCCGTAGGATCGCCGCTACGAGTCCAGCGGGTTCGTTGGTGGCACCGGCCGCCCTCAAGGGTGTCCGCGACGACAAGGTGCGTGCCAATCTCAGCTAGATACCGGGCCGGAACAGCGTTCGCGCTTGCGGCAGCAAATGTATCCGTAATGCCGTCCCAAAGCTGGACTTTGTCAATTCCATTCGAGAACAGCAGCTTGTGGTTGACGACAGTCCAGCCAAAGAGCCTCGGCGGCGCGCCGGCCAACGTGCCGGTGACATCCGACCATGTTCTGGTGCCGGACTGCCACACTTTGATCTTTGTTGGGGTTATAACGCACTGAACCCTGTTCCCGGCAACCGTAAAGAAATCAGCTATCGCTAGGATTGACTCGCCGATGCTGGCTAGTGGCGTGTAGCCTGGCCGAACGTCCGCCCTAGCAGAACGGAACATTATGTTCCGGCAGTCGTAGAAGCCGAGGTTGCCAAGGACATGCTGTGGGAGCTCCGATTGAATCCCGCCGAAAGGCCCGCTCATCGGCAGTTCTGGAAGCTCGTCTGGACGAAGTTGACCTGGCGGTAGAATTGGCATATTACAAACCCAACCATTGCATAGCAAATTCTGGGCTGAGGTTGGGGGTCACAATGCAACTAACCGTTATGCCGCTGTCTTGGTACACCTGCAATTCCACATAGTCATTCGCAGCCAAATGATAGACGGTGGTGACAACTCCAGCATTACTCGCTGTAAGCCGCGGGGTCCAGGTCGACCGCGCCAGGGAGGTGCCTCCATTGAGCAGAATAGTAGACCCGCGGAACCCTAAAGCGCTAATCGCAGCAAAATCGACCATGCCCACAATTACATACGTTCCGGCCTTCTGCGCGGTGAGGCGGCCGGGGTTGGCCCCTGGATCGTGCAGCCCACCATTGTCGTACCGTTCTGTATCAAAAGTGAGCTTGGTATCTACGCCGCTAGGGATGTTAATCGGTGCTGAGTTGTACACCCGCGCTCCATCCGGCGTCGTAGGAGCCACCAGCGAAATCTCATCCCACCCAGTCCCGTTCCACCGATACACCTTGGCTTCATCGGTAGCAATGTAGGTAAGCCCTACGAAGACCGCCTCCGGCGTGGGCCTGCTGGCGATCGGCCCGGACAGGAACAACCGTTCACGGATGTCAGTTTTAAGGTAACGAGTGACCTGCCCCAGCAAACTAGCAAGTTGGGTATCTGGGGGATCGCTTTCAACCCACGTTCTGCTGTACACCACTGGCAATCTCCTCCTCGGAAATCCCTAGTTTCTCCAAGTCGTCCCGGACTACGTCGGCGAGATCACTTCTGTATTGCTTCCCAGGGATTTCCAGCTTGTCCGCAATCTTGTACGCCTTGCGGAAGGCGGAACGAACGGAGTCGCCGTGCCCTGTGACGACCCCGATAAGGGACTCCCCGCCGGACGTGACTAACTCCCCGTCCTCGTCCAGCGCGAGCGCGTATGGATAGAAGTGATTGAAATCCTCGCCGTCCAGGCCGCAAACCGCAATTCCCGGCTCCGCTTCGTACTTCGGATGCGGATATGGCGATATCGTGATGCGTACACCAGCCCCGAACCCCGGCCCGAGTGGCATCTCACCGCTTAGCTGGTCCCTCGCAAGGTCAGACAGGAACTTTCCAATTTCACCTTCAAAAAGCTCTAGGAACAAGATTACCGTAGTATCGTAGCCGAATCTCGGCGTGAACTCAAGCCCGTAGGCTTCGCCGTCCTCAGTTATGATTGCGTTAATATCAATCGAACCGACGTAATGGTGACTCGCAAGGAACTCGGTCATACCGCAGAGAAGAGGACAGTCATTTGGACGGGCCCAAACAGCACCACCGCTGCAACCGCCGGAGGGTCCCAAGTCATTGTCCATTAACTGTTTACGCTCTAAATTGTGTCCAAACGGCCTAAGGAAGTCGTGGCCGTCGAACCAACCCTCAGTGGAGAGTTCAGTGCCCTGGATAAACTCCTGCAACTCAAACTCAGGCTTACCATAGCTCTTCCTCCGTGCACGGTCCATCAACCCTAGCATGTCCTCTTGGCTGTAAGAAACTGAACTCGGAACGTTCCCGCTCAGGGGGCCAATAGGCTTGAACACTAGGCGATCCTTAAATCCGTTTACGAAATCGGTGGCTTTGTCCCAACTCCTAAACGTCCACGACCTAGGTGTCTTAATACCGCAACTACACATCGCCTCACTGGCGAACTTCCTGTCTCCCTCAAGACGATCAGCGATAGAGCCTCCACAAGCAACGTAGAACCCACCAAGCCGGAGCGCGTCCACGACATAGCCAAACCCAGTGACATCAGGAACTATCACCGTCTCCGCATCAATGGAGAACTTCCAATCTGTCACCTTCGGGACAAGCCCATTCCCCATCGCTTGGCAATCCGACTGGGTTATCCACACCGCCACTTCATTGCCCTCTTCAAGTACACGAAGGGCGATGCCTAGACCATCACCGCTCTCTGAGAGAAACAAGAATTTCATTTCCTGGGCATTAGCTCCAGCAACCTATCCAGCTTTGCTTCAACCCGCTCAAGGCGCTTCTCTATCATGTCAGTGCGGACGGTGTTGCTCTCAGCCCGCATCTCGAACGCCTTCTCCACCCTGCCATCGACCTGGGAGAACGCTTCTTCTACCTTGCTGTCAACGCGGGAGGAAGCCTGCGTCCAGGCAATGTACAGAGTTAGAAGCCAAAACACCGCGACTATAACGTACTTGTAGATGCCGTTGTGGTTCTGTGACTCTGCCATTAGGTGTCCCTCACAATGTCGTCAATGACGGCTTGTGGAACAAAGCCCTTGATGCCGAGCTTCCGCTCCGCGTACTTCAACTTGTCCAAGTTCTCGTCGGTCATTCCGCCGGAACCGCCGTACACGCGCCGGAGGTTCTCCGCCTGCTCAGCGCGTGTACGACCGATTTTGAATCGAGTTTTGCTCGTCTTAATGAGCATAAGTTTATGCCCAAGCAATCAACCCGGCTGCATCATAACAGCCAACGATGGTGTTGCCGACCTTGGTGACGATTTCATTCGTCACTGTATCCTTGCAAGAGGCATCATCGGTAGCGAAGTGACAGCCGCTCACCAGAAAGTCGGTGCTGAGCAGGTCGTAGATGTACGCTGTGAGCGCACCGGCTCCTGCAAATGCTGGAACGTCGTGAACGAAACGGCAGTTGTCAACGAGATGTCCCGCAGATTGACCCGAAGATCCGGGAATCAGAAGGATGTCAACGTCAACATTAGCAACCACCGAGGCCGAGAAGACAGAGTTTCGGATCGTGGTAAAGTTGATGGTGTTGGTTCCGCTACCCTGTGCGACGCCATTGCGGCAGTCGAAGAAGTAGCAACGGTTGATGTCGGCCCACTTCGTCCCGATCAGTTTCACGCCGGCACTTGTAGTGTGAGCTGCCGAGCCCATGTCAGCGTTGCGGAAGTGGCAGTTGTAGAGCGACACCCCGGTCCCACCATAGGTCCCGTCTTCAATGATGTAAACACAGGAACCAACGCCGTCGCCGCGCTTGTTGAAACAGAGGTTTTCGATAGTCACAAGCGGAGCGTAGACCGAGAGTACCGGCGCGGTGGAGGCCGAGACGCATTTAAGTTGGAGACCGTAAACCTGGTTGATGTTATGCGGTACTCCGACGAGCGCGAGGTTGTTCTTACCAACAGCGATACTCAAGTCCGTGGCAGCCTCAATGTAGGCTACCGGGTCACCGCCACTGACATCGTATCCCTTATCGAGGACGTAAATCACATCGTAGGGGCCAGCGAGTGCGAGAGCACGACCAATGGTCTTGAGGGCATTCTCAGGGCTCGTCCCCTCATAGCCATCAAGGCCATTGACGCCATCAACAAAAAATACATTGGCCTCTTTCTTCCAGCCAAGGTGGCCAGAGCCAAAAACAGGAGCCCCAAAGCTGGTAATTCCATTCGGAAAGTTCGTAAGCGACATAATTCACCTCCACTAGGAACACGCTGGGTGGTTAGTCTTATCCCGCTCCCAGCCTGCCCGGGGGAATCGTGGACACCCCCGCTTACCCAGATTTTTTGCCCTGCGCCGCAAGCCCGATTACGCACACGGCTGCCACGGGACGGGCGCCACAGGAGGTTGGCGGCGACGACTCCGCCTTTGCCGTGTTATCCCGCTCCGCCACGGAGTAGCAACGCAGGGCATTAAAAAGTGTCGCTTGGCACATCACTGCTCCGCACCTCAGAAACTAAGTCCTTTGCCTCTTCCGAAGCAGACTCCAGGGCCTCTGCAATTACCTGGTCCCGGTCGAGGTTGGCCGGGTCATCGAAGCAGTCCTGGCAGAGTAATAGGCTCCGCTGCATTGTGAGCTTATCCAGCGAGAAGTCTAGGCCACATCTGTCGCAACGGGACCAAGGAATGCCACGAATGCCGCTTCCAGCTTGACTCGGCATGAGCTACGCCTTATGGTAGGGCCCGTTGCTGCTCACGGTCCATCCGACCCCCAGCAACCCCACCAATGAGTAGCTCCTACTGAGAACCGCTGATACGCAATCATCTTAATCGAACGAGTGTCGAAATCGTCCGAGTAATCCTCAGTCAGCGGGAACCTGTTGTAGAACTTGAGCCAGGTTTCGCTCTTGTCCGCGAGCAGATACCACGCTGTCCTGCTGGTCAGGTAGTGCGGCTTGATAACCTGGAGATCCTCAGCCAGCAGAGAGTTGATTGCGTTGTTGGCGTCAGTCGGCCTGTACGGGGACCCAAGCAACTCCCGCGCGAGCCAGCGAAGCTCAGGCGGAATAACCAAGAACTTCGGCTTGAGTGCGACCGGAAGCCCTTGGCTATCAATGATTCGCTCGTACTGGTCGAGCGCGAGCTGAATCGCTGAGAAGCTCAAGTCCTGGTCAACCGCAGGTCGGTTCGGGAATGTCCCAGCAGAGCTAATGTAGCTGGACACACCGGGGCCGATGTTTGTGGCCCTTGGCCCACCCAACAGCGGATGCGCTGCATTAAACAGCGATACGCCGTCAATGGTGGTAATCGTTGTGAAACCCAGGTTGAAGACGTTCCAGGCGCTCTGCTCGCGTGAGAAGTGTGCGCTGCGAGCAATCGCTTTCGGCACCTGCTTGATAAGCTGGTACTGGTCGTCTTCGTAGAGTTC